GTTCTTCAGAAGCTGGGACGCAAAAGAAGACTGATGTTAAAGTTGTTAAAGCATCAGATAAAACAGCAATGTCTCAAAATCTTGAACAAATTGCTTCAGGAAAAGTGCAGGTTGAAATAGAGTAAAGTCCAGAAAAACTTTATTAAATTTTTGAGTGGGATACAAACGAAATTTAATAAAGAAAAACATTCGCAGGTATTTGAATGTTAAGCAATGGGATATTGCTTCTGGTACAGAAATAATACCAGCACGGGATGTGCGACAGTGACGGGATGTTGCTGCGTTATTAACAAATAAGAAATTTTATTTAAGGATTCTTAATATGGCTAATACACTTACAAATATATTGCCGAAGGTTTTGGCGAGGGGACTTATGAGTCTCCGAACTCGTTGCATCATGCCTCGTCTGGTTAATTCAGATTATGGCACTGAAGCATCGAAAAAAGGGAGTACAATTGATATTCCTGTTCCTGTTGCCGTTGGAACAACTGCTGTTTCGCCGAGTAACGTTCTTGTTGCTCCGACTGATTTGACTCCTGGTGTTGTTCAGGTAAGTTTGGATCAGTGGTATCAGAATAATCCTATTGGACTTACGGATAAGGAATTATGTGAAATAGATGCAAATGAGCATTTTCTTCCTATGCAACTTGAGGAAGCAATTAAAGCTCTTGCGACAGTTGTTAATCAGCATATTATAGGGAAATATACAGGAACAGCACGTGGCGTTTATGGAGTTGCAGGTGATAATTATGGCACAGATCCTTTTGGTTCAACACAAGGTGTTTCAGGTGCAACTCTTGCTCGTAAAGTTTTAAATCAGCAACTTTGTCCAAAAACGGATAGACGTGGTGTTGTAGATTTTGCTGCAGAAGCTAATATGCTTGATCTTGCTGCTTTTAGTGACGCAGAGAAAATTATGTCTGCTGTTGTAAAAATGGAAGGTGAGATTGGTCGTAAGTATGCAATTGATTGGGTCGCTGATGATGATGTTCCAACTCATACTGCGGGAACTTTAGAAGCTGCTGGAACGGCTGTTTCTACGAATGTTGCTGGAAATAGTTATGCAACTATTACTTTGACAGGTGGAACAGGCGAAACTCTTCTGCTTGGCGATATAATTTCGTTTGCAGGAGATTCGCAAACTTATTGCGTAATTGCTGGTACGACCGGTGATTATAGTGAAGGAGTTTATACTTTTGGTTCTGATCCTGATACTGTTGTTGTTAGTGTTGTTCCAGATATTCAAGTTTCTGTGTCTGGTGCTGCTGTGACGAAAGGTGATAGTCACGTTGTGAATATGGCTTTTCATAGAGATGCTTTTGCGTTCGCCACAAGGCCATTGCTTGATGTTTCTCAAGACTTTAGTCTTGGTAGCAAAATGCTTTCGATGCAAGATCCTGTGACCGGACTTATTCTTCGCCTTGAAGTATCACGGCAACATAAGCAAACGGTGTGGGAGTACGATTTGTTATGGGGAGCAGATTTGATTCGTCCAGAATTTGCTACTCGAATTATTGGTAAATCTGGTTAATAGTTAGTTGGCATCGCCGCCAGGAATAGACGAGTTTCATCTCGTCTAAAGTCCTCCTCAGTCAGCGGGGGAACTTATCCCCCGCTGATATTTTTTATAAAACTTTATGGAAGGAAAAAACGATGGCTGAAATTCCAGTAATAGAAATGGAAAATAAAGAAAGATTGCGAATAAAAGTGAATGTTGATGATGTTGATAAATTTCAAAAACGTGGATTTGAAATTGTGGATCAAGAAAATGAGATAGAAACTGCTGACAAATTAGAAGCCGAAGAATTAGCTGGTAATGAAATAATTACTAATGAAGATATGGATGAAGAAATAGGTGGCCAGGAAGAAATAGAAGAGGAGATTCCAGAAACTTTAAGTACGGAATAAATTTTATTTTGTAGAAGCGGCGATCGTTGCTTCTACTGTTATAATATTTTTTATAAAAGGGAAAAATAATGGCAGCGACATTCGTAGTTGAAACAGGCGAAGCAGTTGATGGTGCGAATTCTTATTGCTCTGTAGAAGATGCAGATCAAATAAATTTAGATTATGAAAATTCTGCAGATTGGATAGCTGCAACTGATGCAGAAAAAGAAATGGCTTTGCGACAAGCGACGAGATATTTAGATTTGCATTATATCTGGGATGGGTATAAGGTGTATGAAGATCAAGTTCTTAAATGGCCAAGATATGAGATGTACGATGAGGATGATAATTATTTAGCCGAAGATGAAATCCCAACAAAAGTAATTCAGGCTTGTGTATATTTAGCTATTAAAGTTATAGAAGGTGATACACTTTTAGAAGATTTTCAAAATGAAGGAAAGGTGAAAAAATCAAAAGATGTCGTTGGTCCTCTTACAGAGGAGCGTGAATATGTTTTTGGAGAGTATCCGGATAAAACTTATCAAGTAGCAGATAAACTTCTTGCTTCTCTTATTATTGGTAAGGGCTGGACATCTACAGAATTAGAACGAGGTTGAAATAATGGAAAATGAACAACGAACTGATCATGATTTATTAATTTGTATAGAGCAAAAAATAAAATTTTTGCAAAATCAATTTGAGAATCATTTAAAACATCATTTTATTATTACCGTATTAGCTTTATCTGCTGCTCTAACAGGTGTAGGAAGTGTAGTTACAGGAATATTATTATTTCTAATTAAGACTTAATATGAACGCAGAAAGTATATATAATTTAATCCAACGAAAAGGTGTAGATGCAACGATAAGGACTTATCCAGATGCGAGTTTTGATCCAGATACAAACAGAACAACTTTAGGAACAGCAGTTGATTATTCGGTGAAAGTTGTTCCTCCATATAATAACAGAGAGGGGTTAAAAGCAGCAGAGATGATTTCCTCTGGTAAAGGATTAACAGGGATAGCAAATTATAATCTTGAATTTATAATTCAAGCAGGATTAAAAATAATTATTGGCTCTAAAGAATGGACTGTTATTGGTTATACAGAAATAAAAGATAATACAGGAATTTTGTTCTATACATTGGAGATAGAATCAGGTAGCTAAATGACAACTAACTTGCAAAAATTTAACGCAGAACTCGAAAGAGCAGCAACGAAAATAAAAGGTGATTGTGAAAAATTCCATAAACAAGTTTGTTTAGAATGCTTAAAACGAATTGTGCTACGAAATCCTGTAGATACTGGCAGATCACGTGGAAATTGGATGGTAGAATTAGGAAGGCCAGCAGTTGGAATTTTAGATGTTCAAGGTTCTGCCGGAGAAATGGCAGAAACTGCTATAAATAGAGGTATATCAAAATTAAGTGATATACCACCTTTTTCTTTAGTTCATATTACAAATAATGTTGAATATTTATATTATTTAGAATATGATCGTCGAAGTAAACAAGCTCCGGAAGGAATGGTAGAAATAACACTTACCGAACTTGCTCATTGGTTAGGGAATATAAAATAGGAATAAATTTTAATTAAGGATTTAATTAAAAATGAATGAATGGATAACTCCAACAGGTGGTGGTGGTGAATGGAGTAGCGAAGCTAATGCTCGTGATAATAATTTAACTACATGGACACAGTATTATAAAGGATATGGTTGGACTGAAAGTTTTTATCATACCCATGCTTCTTTATCATGTTCTAAAGTACGAGCTTATTTAGATGATGCTACTTGGAGATACACTATTGCTAAAATTGAAGTGTATTATAATAGTGCTTGGCATCAAGTTTTTTATGCAAATTTTGCACGAAAAGCTTGGACTGAAGTAGATTTAGGTGGGTATTATGACGTAACTCAAATAAGATTTCAATTTTATAATCCAAGTGCTTCTGCTTGGGCAAAAGTATATGAAACTGCTTTTTATTGGGCAGAAGCTCCGATAAAAGAATTGGCAGCTTCTATTACTCCAAGTTCTAATGTTAGTGGTTCTTTGACAATACCTGTAAGATTTAATGGTTTTATTGCTGCAAATTCTAATATTGTTGGTTCTTTATCTACTTTATTAATAGCATTAAATGGTTCTATTATCATAAGTTCTAATGTTAGTGGTTCTTTTTGTTTACAATCAAGATTAGAAGGTTGTTCAATTGTAGAAATTTCTAATATTTCTGCTTCTTTGTCTTTTTTACCAAAAATATTTAATGGTAATTCTGTTTCAATTTCTAATATTTCTGCTTCTTTAAATGTTACGACAGAGCTTGGAAGTTCAATTGTAGAAATTTCTGGTGCTTCTGCTTCTTTAGGTTCTCTTGGAGTTTTGACTTTACTTGTTGCTCCGACTATTGGAGTTTCTGGCTTATCTGGTTGGCTTGGATTTTTAATTTCAATTGAAGGTTCGATATCTTTATTGCCTAATGTTTCTGGTAGTCTTAATTCACAACCAGGATGTGATGGTTTGGTTTCTGGTGCTTCTGGTGTTTCTGGTAATTTAAATATAAATAAAGAATTTTATGGATTAACTACTGGTGCATT